GTTAGTGGCATGAATTTTGATTTAACAGTCGACGGTTCATCAAATTCAGTGACCACAACACAGGCCGGTGCAAATGACCATGACATCACGTTAGATATTACAGGTAGCGGTAACGCCTGGACAATATCACAGGATGACTAAGAAATGAAGGGGTTTCTTACAGCACTTCTATTCATTCCCTTAATGGGTTGGAGTGCTGTGGGATCCATCACACAACAAGAACATCAACCACCAGCAGTAACAAGAGCAGATAAAACTCTAGAAGGAGTCAAAGGCTTTGGTGTGGAGATGTCAGACAAATTATTAACAGCACAAGGCACAGCAGAAATTACTTTTGTTGATGACACAGTGGTACAGATGACTGAGTCAGCAAAACTAATTATTGATGAGTTTGTGTATGATCCAAACAATTCAGACGCAGGTAAACTAGCATTAAAAGTAGCAAGTGGCACAGCCCGATATGCGTCAGGGCAGATAGCAAAGAATAATCCACAAAAAGTAAAAATTAAGACACCTAGTGCAACAGTATCAGTGCGTGGCACTGACTTTACGGCAACAGTAGATGAGATAGGTGCCACCACAGTTATCCTATTACCAAGTTGTCCGTATGGTTGGTTAGACTTAGAAAGAGATTGTGTAACGGGTGCCATTGAAGTCGAAAGTCAAGGCGGCTCAGTGTTTATGGACAAACCATTTGAAGCAACACGTGTGCCTAACCTAGAAGCAAAACCTACTCCACCTGTCAAACTACCTACACCGCCCGAGATACGATACTGGGAAGTACCTATCTTAGATAAAGAGATACCAGTACCATCCGCTGAGATCTTATCGACGGCTGCAACGACTGCTACTGTTAGTGTCGCTGCCACCCTTACCGCCACTGCGATATTTAAACAGTTAGTGTCAGTGATGAAACCTGTCATCAAAAAGATCCTAACTAAAAAGAAGAAAAATGCAAAAAGCTAAGGGCTTTTTTCACGAGTTTTTTAGTGAAATTGTAAAAGCCTTGGTTCTTGTATGGAGCGCAGGTGTTCTAACTGCCTCATACATGGGCATGCTACAAAAAATGGACCCGACTTTTGTCGCATCTTTGCTCTCAGGGACCCTTGCGTCCTACGGCATCAGTCGTGTTGATAACAAAAAGAAAGCTGACGACCTATGAAGTATGTACTCTTCTCCCTATTCCTGGCGTTTCCGGGTGTTGCTGCCGCTCAGTCTGTTACTCCTGCCTTTACTCATGGTAGCATGCAGTCTACCTCTACAACTGAAATCTCTATTGAACGCACAATCGCAACTGAAATCTACGGAGGCGACTATAAAAAATGGTCTGGAGAAAATGTCACCCCCAGCAGTACCATCGAAAGCTCTACCAACACCTGGTCTCTCACTACCGCAGGGGATCCCTTTACCTTAGAGACTGTTACACGTTCTGCTGGAGTCGTCGAGACCATCGACATCACCGAAACCATCGAACAAACTACTACCACTACCTCCTTGTCAGTCTTCTCGCAGTAAGTCCTGCGTATGCTGAAGAGCCTAGAGTATCTAATACTAGCTCACCTGTAGCTGCTGCTACGGGTAATGTAACTAATCAAGCTGTACAATTCCAAAATACAGGCGCACCAAGCAGACAATACTTTAACACAGGTAACTCCTGCAACGGCGCAACGATGACATTCAGTCCATTCTACATGGGTGCTGATGTCAAACCTAAAAGTTACACGCATACAGATAACTACGGAGCACAACTAAACTTCTCTGTACCCCTTGATGGGGGCATGGTTGAGTTATGCAAGAGGATTGCTAAACGTCAAGAGGAAAAACTACGTCTTGATTACGAGCTTGTGAGGGCTCTGAAATGCACAGAGATCATGAAAGCAGGCTTTATGTTTAGACCTGGGTCTAGAGTTGAAGTTCTGTGCCATGATATTATACCAATAGCTTCTTATGAAAAAGAAAGCAACTGAAGACAACTTTAACGAGTTGCACAATCTAGTTACTAAAGAGTTTCTAGCACGTATTAAATCAGGTGAGGCTACCACTCAAGATCTAAAAGCCGCCTGTGATTGGCTTAAGACTAATGACATCTCAGGTGTCGCTTACGAAGGTAACCCCCTCGATAAGCTTGCCAACGTAATTCCTAAGGTGGATCCAGAACTCGTTCAACAAAGATTGTATGGCACCCCGAAAATCTAGTAATCCTGGTAGGACAGCTAGGTTCTACAGGAAAAATAAAGCATCCTACCGTAAAAAGTTGGCTGCTCAAAAAGAAATCAACAAAGGTAAAAAGCCGTATCGGCGTGAACTAGCACGCGCCCGACGCGCCCGAGGCATGATGGGCAAAGGAGGTAAAGACATGTGTCACGAACGTGGCAAACTCCGTCCATGCAATGCAAAACGTAACCGAGCTAAAGGAGGCGGTCAGAAACGATGACCCCTCTCTTCCCAACGCCTGACCATTACTTGTATAACCTAATAGCGATGACCAGCCCTGAAGCAAAACGGATGTGGCGACGAGCCATTAAGGAACACTTCAACTGTCAATGTGTCTATTGTGGAGAAACTTATGAATTATCTGAACTTACTTTGGATCATGTCCGTCCTCGTTGTCTTGGAGGAGGAGATTTTAATAACGTTGTTCCCGCATGTCTATCATGCAATCAGGCTAAAGGAAGTAAAAATTGGCTCTCTTGGATGAGAGCTACCTTCGGTATTACACCGAGAGAAAATCTTATCTTATCTTACATTAAATAAATGGCACCTCGTCGTAGAGCTGGTAGGAACCCTAGCGGTGTTAACCGTCGTATGCTTACCCAGCGTCAAAAACTTACTGCACAAAGACTTCCTGTTTATCAGGGACCGTCTCCTGCACCTCAACAAGGACCTAGTTTGCGTATCCCTCAAGGTTTGATGGGTACTCGTCCTCCTGCACCGCCTGCTGCGGCACGTCCTGCACCTGGTCCAGACATCTTTAATCCTAGCGCATATCAAGGTGGTCGTCCACCAATGCCTAAAGGTTCTGGTAACCCTCTTGGTTTCTTGCAGTCCGCTCTAAGCTTGCTTGGTGGTCCTGCTAGTACTGCTATGATGGTTATGAACCCTCGTCCTACAGCTGACGGTACCCTCAAAGCTGCCCTTAAGCGTGGTGACTATAAACCTATGCAAGGTCCCCCGAAACCTAAAGCACCAATGAAACGTAATTTGTCTGCGGCTGCTAAAGACTTTGATCGCACCTTTGCTCAAGCTCGGGCTGAAGGTTTGACTGAATTTACTTGGCGTGGTAGACGATATAATACTCGCTACGCTGGCGAATAATTTATGAGTAACGTCCTAGAGGCGTTGCGCGGTGATTTCAAGCTGTTTCTACAAGCTCTGTGGCAGCAGCTTGATCTCCCCTCTCCTACCCGCGCACAATACGCCATTGCAGACTACCTACAACACGGTCCTAAACGACTACAGATCCAAGCTTTCCGAGGAGTCGGTAAATCGTGGATTACTGGAGCCTTTGTTCTATGGACCTTGTTTAAGGACCCGGAGAAAAAGATCATGATTATTTCGGCATCTAAAGAACGTGCCGATAACATGTCAATCTTTCTACAAAAACTAATTATTGAAACACCATGGCTGAATCATCTCCAACCGAAGAGCGACGACGCCCGATGGAGCCGGATCTCTTTCGATGTCCAATGCTCACCTCACCAGGCTCCGTCTGTGAAGTCTGTGGGCATTACAGGTCAGCTGACTGGTTCGCGTGCGGACTTGATGATTCTGGACGATATTGAGGTTCCGGGCAACAGCATGACTGAGCTTATGAGGGAGAAATTGTTACAATTATGTACCGAAGCTGAGTCTATCCTTACTCCAAAGAAAGATTCTCGTATTTGCTACCTTGGTACCCCTCAGACATCCTTTACCGTCTACAATAAGCTAGCTGAGAGGTCCTACAAGCCCTTTGTTTGGCCTGCTAGGTACCCTCGTAAGGTAAGCCAGTATGAAGGCCTCCTAGCGCCCCAAATCGTGGGGGATATGGACAATGGTGCAGAGCCTTGGGGTGTAACAGATCCTGACCGCTTTGGTGACGAGGATCTAATCGAGCGTGAAGCGTCCATGGGACGGTCGAACTTCATGCTACAATTCATGTTAGACACGAGTCTTAGTGATGCAGAAAAGTTCCCGCTTAAAATGGCTGACCTTGTGGTCACCTCTGTTAATCCTACTACTGCTCCCGAAGCCGTTGTTTGGTGCTCCGATCCAGCAAACCTACTCAAAGAACTTCCTACTGTTGGGCTACCTGGAGACTATTTCTACAGCCCAATGCAGCTCCAAGGGGAGTGGAACCCATATACAGAAACAATTTGCTCTGTTGACCCGTCGGGTCGAGGAACTGATGAGACAGCGGCAGCTTTTATCTCCCAGCGAAACGGTTTCCTGTACTTGCATGAAATGCGTGCTTACCGAGACGGCTACTCAGACAAAACGTTACTGGACATTCTAAGAGGTTGTAAAAAATACAACGTCACTAAACTTCTAATCGAAACCAACTTTGGTGACGGTATCGTTGGTGAGCTGTTCAAAAAACACCTACAACAAACTAAACAAGCAATTGACATCGAAGAAGTCCGAGCCAATGTCCGCAAAGAAGACCGCATTATTGATTCCCTTGAGCCTGTCCTTAATCAACACCGCCTTGTTGTTAATCGTTCTGTCATCGACTGGGACTACAACTCAAATAAAGACGCAGCTCCAGAAGAACGTCTCCTCTATATGCTCTTCTATCAGATGAGCCGCATGTGCCGTGAAAAAGGCGCAGTTAAACATGATGACAGGCTAGACTGCCTTGCTCAAGGCGTCAAATATTTCACAGATGCCCTAGCCATCTCAGCTCAACAACAGATGGTAGAACGTCGTCGAGACGACTGGAATGACCTCCAATCAGCCTGGCTAGACAACCCTCAAGAGGCTGCAAATCACCTCGCTTTTGGTTTTGACCTGCAAACAAGACGAAAAGCTAGACAGCTCAATGGATCTCAGCAGCCACAGCGCTGGATTAAATGAGGTGCGGTGCGTATAAGGGGGCTGGGAAGGGTGGACCCGAACCCTTAGGGGGAAGACAATCAATTCTCATTGATTATCCTCCCCTTTTTTCTCTTATAATCTATAAGCGCTGAGTGCTTATTTTTTATAAGACACATTTCTCTTTTCCTCCACTCTAATAACTCGTGCCCTGCATAGCTCAGACTATGCCCTGCACAAGTACTATAGTATGTACCCACCAACATGCACAAAGTAGAACTCATTCACGTTACTCCCGATGCTGAAGAACTCATTGCCTATATGGCACGAGTCTCTAATCCAAAGAATCAAAACAATAAAGAGACAGCTCCAAAGCTCATTAGGTATCTAATCAAGCATAAGCATTGGTCTCCTTTTGAAATGGTTAATATGTGTGTAGAAATTAAAACTACACGCAGTATTGCAGCCCAAATTCTTAGGCATCGTAGCTTCTCTTTTCAAGAGTTTAGTCAAAGGTATTCAGAAGTCTATTCTAAGCCCGTCTTACCGCGACTTAGAGAACAAGACCTCATTAATAGACAAAACTCTACAGATACACTCCCTCCGTCCGTTGCTGATAGCATGACTGATGAGATTGAATGTCTGTATGATCATTGTATGTCTGTTTACCATAAACTTCTTGATAATGGAGTAGCTAAAGAATGTGCTAGAGAGGTCTTACCTCTTTCTACACCTACTCGTATGTATATGAATGGTAATCTGAGGTCTTGGCTTCATTACTGTGACCTTAGGACAGCTAATGGTACGCAGTATGAGCATAAACTAATTGCTGATGAAGTTCAGGACATTATTATGACTCAATTTCCTATGGTTGCTGCAGCTATGTGGTCTTGATATGGTAGTATGGTCAGTAATCGTTGAACTGGCTATAGGTCTTGTGGGTGTAGCCGGTATTATCGTCTACATCCTTAGACTGCCGTAAAATTTTGACAGAAATTTGAGAAGCCTATCCGGAGTAGCGGCGGGCTGCTATCCCCCCTCGGCCCCCATTGTTTTTTTGTGATGGTGACGGGGGGTGCCTCTGATCTTGAGGGCATCCGGGGAGGGGTGTGGCTGCCAGGGGGTGCGTGGGGTCGAGCCTACCAGAGACCAGACATCTGTCCGAATTATGAATAAATGTAAATTTATTGGGGATTGGCCACGGTGATGGTGACTGACCATGTAATGTAGGTACATCGAACGGAAGACAACTGATTCGCTTTCAGCTGTTGACCGATCGATCGTTGATCTGATAGGATCAGCACAACGGCAACCGAGCCAGCCAGAGCAGCTGTGCCAACGTTCTTTGCCTAGATCGATTCAATCCCTGGGGTTGACCGATCGCCAGCTGATCTACTAAGATCAACACCGACAGCCACCCGCTCTCGACTCCATGCAACAGACCGATGTTAACTATTGTGTCATTCGCTGGTGCTTGATTGCACTGGCTGTCATGATACCTGCAGACCTGACCCACCAGGTTCTGACCAACAACTGCGCACCGAGGGTTAACCTATGCCAGTGACCAAACCCAAAGGCTACGTCTTATGGCGTGGACTATCTCCCATCAATCGTCAGCCGATCGTGGCTATCATGACGATGGAGTCAGCCAATCGCAAGACTGGCAACATGGCTCAGGTGTGGATCCTGTGTGAAGACGGCGACCCCGTTGACAACGTACAGGATGGCGGTGACCTTGCGATATGTGGCGATTGTCCACACCGCAAGAATGCCATGGGTGTCCGAACATGTTATGTTAACGTGGGACAGGCACCGCTTGCTGTCTACCGAGCTTGGAAGGCTGGCAAGTATCCCCACATTCGTCTGCATTACGATGCGGTTACCAAAGCTCTTCACTCCCGGACTATCCGTTGGGGCGCGTATGGTGATCCCGCTTTACTTCCTGTTAGTCTCGTTGCTGACCTCAGCAGCCACGTTATGGGTTGGACCGGCTACACACACCAATGGCGCACGATTGAGGCAGGAGACCAACGCCGCCACTTTTTCCAGGCGTCGTGTGATTCTGTACTAGACCACAACCTAGCCAAAGAGTTAGGATGGCACACATTCACGGTTGCCAGTGTCAATGCAGAGGTCTCACATGCTAAGCAATGTCCTGCTACTGTGGCGGGTAGTCAAGCCCAGTGTGCAACTTGCCTGTTGTGCAATGGTAATCGGACTGATGTCTACGTTCATGCTCATGGTCCTAGTCGGAAGGCAGTAACCTATGCATGACACCAAGCGTCAGGCTTATTACGAAATGCTGCACAAGCTCTATGGCTTGACAGCAACCCAAGATGACCTGCTACAGTGGGTCAAGAAACAAAACCTCCGCGTTTACTCCGATGCTCGAACTCTGGATCGACGATGAGTACAAGGCAGACGTTTATGCGTCGCCATACTCTGCACACCATGAGCCGGATCATTCCTGCTATCGTGTCATCATTCGTGATGTCAACGAGCTTGACTGGCTGACCGAATCATGGGAGACTATCGCCAGCCACTTCGGCTTCCAACCTGAATCCGTCATTTACTGCGCCTGATCATGCAACTCTGGACCCTGACTCGCACCTCTGGGTGCTGTGGTGATACCATCGTTCTCGGCGTGTTCGAGAACATGCAAGCCGCGACCTATCGCATGAATCACATAGCGACCTATGCTGATCCTGGCGACGAGCTTCATGTAGAATTGTTTCAGCTTGCAACCGAAGAGGAAGAACGCAAGCGCTGGGCTACTAAAATGAACAAGTCAACCAACGACGACGACTGATCATGACTCTCACCGGTTACCACCTGACTGATCGCATCCTGAAGAACGTAGCCACCTGGCTACACTCTCGCGGATACTATCCAGCCATGACCGATCCATCGCTGACCTACAGCGGTCTGCGTGCCCATGTTATGTTCATTGTTGAGCAGAACCCAGGGCTTCGGTGTTACGAGATCGAGAACCGTCTCAGGATCAACACACCGAAACAGCGAGTCACCAACAGCATCCTGCGGGATCTTGAGGAAGACAGGCTGATCATGGCGATCAACGACACACCGAGGTCACCACGCCGTTACTACTTCACCGAGAAGTTCTGATACCCTGGGCAGGCGCAAGCCGTAAGTCCCAGGCTTTTTTTCGCCATCACCATTCACAATCACGGACATGGCAAAATACTTTCCCAACAACTGGCAAGAATATGCCGAGGCCCCCGACGATTGTTTTCAACAACACACGTTCGAGGAGATCATGACATGGAAGGTAGCTGGGTGGGAGATTCCTGCGTCAGTCTACTGTATCATTCGTGAGGAAAACCTTAAAACTGGCAAGATCAAAGAGCATACATACCAGCGCAAACACGCTGCCCGTGCTAAGGTTGAGCAGCTACTTGATACGCCTGACACGGCGTTTATAGTGGCAGACCAACATTCCATTCACCACATCTTTCCTGGCGATGAGCTACTTGAAGATTCCATCGACGATGACGAGTGATTATGACGTGGACGAACCAATGTTCAACGTCAACAATTACGAATACAAGCAGGATTTAGTCCTGCCAAACACCTACGCATCACCTGATCTGATTGAACTGAATGGCTACACCGAGTGAGATTGACCGTCAAGTCAAGTTTGAACGGGAAGCTATTCG